CGTAAAATCAATGGCTATTAATACTTATAGATAAGTAGAATTAACTGATATGAACTCAGCTCTAAAAACCAATATAAATTAAAAAACCGCAAACTCTTATAAACTAAGAATTTGCGGTTTTACTTTGTGATCCCGGAGGGACTTAAATATGCTTTACAAGTAGTATCTATGAATTTGTAATAATCACACTACTATTCACGTAAAACATACATTATACAAGGCCTATATCGAATATAGCTTGTAAATATTAGTAAGATGTTATTAAGGATTGTAAATATTTTATGGTAGCAACTTGGTAGCAATTATAAAAAAAATGTATATTGCAGTGTTATTCAAATATTATATACAATGGCAGCTGTTATCTTTTTTGTTCGTACTACTTTAAAAGAAAAATCTCTCAAAAAAGTAAACATACGTGTTCGGTTTCGTGACGGTACTGAAACAGATTTGAATGCAACTACTCATCTGACACTTCCTTTTGCGTATTGGAATCAATCTGCAAAAACTTCAAGAGACAAAATTAGGAACATTGGCGATTTCACAGATCGAGACTGGTATAAAAGTCAGTTGGATGAATTAGAGAGATTTCTTTTGTCCGAATACAAACAAAATGGTAAACAGACTGGCGAATGGTTAACGGATTGCATTAATCGGTTTGCCAATCCCGAAAAATTTGAGAACAAGCCACAAACACTATTTAGTTTCATTGAACATTTTATAGAACAATCAAAATCGGCTATAAATCCAAAAACAAGCCGTCCTGTGTCTTATCGTATTCAACGAGATTATGAAAGAACCTTTGAACTCTTAAAGGAGTTTGCAGGAAACAAGAAGTTAGATTTTGATGATATTGATTTGGGCTTTTACAATGACTTTGTTTCCTTCCTTCAAAACAAAACCTTCAAAACAAAACAAGAAAAAGAAATTATTATAAAACATAAATACAAAGCCAACACAATAGGAAAGTTTATCAAAAATTTAAAAGTGTTTTTAAACAAAGCTACAGAAGAGGGAATAAATACAAACCTTCGGTACAAATCACATCGTTTTGTAAAAATTCAAGTTGAAACCGATTCCGTTTATTTAAATGAAAAAGAATTAACATCCTTGCAGTCATTAGATTTGTCAACTAAGCCCTATTTGGAACGAGCCAGAGATATGTTTTTGGTTGGCTGCTGGACTGGGTTAAGATTTGGAGATTTGAGCCGTGTGACGTCTGAAAACATCAAAGACGGTTTTGTATATGTTAAGCAGTCAAAGACTGGTGACCGTGTGGTAATTCCATTGCATCCAGTTGTAAATATGGTTTTAGATAAATACGGTGGCCAATTGCCCACGGGTATATCAAATCAAAAGACAAACGAATATTTAAAAGAAGTGGCCCTGCTTGGTGGTATTAATGACGATGTGCATATAACCGAAACTCGAGGTGGTATCAAGAAAAGCATCAAAAAGAAAAAGTTCGATTTAATTTCAAGTCACACTGCCCGACGGTCGTTTGCTACCAATTTATATAAATCAGGCTTTCCTCCACAATCAATTATGAAAATTACAGGCCACAGATCAGAGGGTGCATTCCTAAAATATTTAAAAGTTACTCCAGAAGAACATGCTAAACTGTTGCAAAATCATTGGTTAAAATCAAATTCTGATCTCAACGTCGTTTGATATGAAAAAAGAAACAATAGAAAATTCTAAGAGGCTACGACAAGAAGTCATAGATGCTGGTAAAAATTCCTGCATGTCTGGAGAGAAACTAAAACTTGGACGTACAAAAAATTATGTTTCTCCAATAAACTTATCTTTCACGAAATTTAAAGACAGCTATGACTATTACTTTGCTTTATTTATTTCTGATTTTCCTGATGCAACTGAAAAAATTTATTTAAAAGAGCTGCTCAACCAATATGAATATTTAATGTCTAATCTTAAAAGATATGCATATTCAGAAATGGCTTATGATGAAGATTGGGAACAGAGATGTACTAAACAAAGTGAGATTTATTATAAAGAAAATTACGAATCTCCTGATGCATATAACTATCGACCTACAGCTAATGAAAAAAAACAAATTTTGCAACATTCATTTGATCACTATAGGCGTCTAATAATAGATGAAAAAGAGAGAGCCTTTAGAATTACTTTTACTAGAATAATAGAGTTTATTGATGAAAAATTGAAGGATGGTGACTTTGGGTGCAATACAAAGAAAGCACAAATTAATAACAGCGATACCAAAATAGTTGATACCAATTATTTTAAAAATTTCACAATTGGGGAGATAGATTTTATTTTAAATAGATTGGTATCTGAAAAAATTTTAATTACAACTTCCGAGATCTTTAAGGCAATGTTGAGAAATGATAAAGATGTCAAAGGACACGTTTATTGGCTGTTGAATTCTACGCGCAATAAACCTGACCAAACTGCCTTGGGAGAGTTTTTTAAGAACCTCCAATGCCTGAAAGGAAAGTCACGTCCTACTTTACAAAAAGAAATTATCGATTATTGGGTAGTAGGTGGAACTAACAACGTGTCAATTAAAGCAAATTTTAAAAATGTAATGGACGATAAAATGACAGAGAATGTTTCAAAAGTAAGAGCCATTTTCGAGGAACTTAAATCTTTTATAGCATAAATTTCCGTCCAAACTTCCGTCCATTTTTAAACCTCGGTAATATATTGATTACCAGAGGTTTTTTTGTTTTAAGACAAAAACTTCCTCTAAACCTCCGTCCAAACCTCCGTCTTCAAACTGCTGATTATGAGACTATTGCATTTGCGCCTATCTTTTTTTGATTGTAAGTTTGAGCAAACATTTTAAAGAAAAAAACAATGGATATTAAAAACTTTGAACCTGGATTAGGGACACCAAACATTACTTATTCGTTAAGCGATGTTCAATTACATGAGTTTGCTGCAAAGGTCGTAAAGGAAGCAACTGATAAACTTTTGGAGGTTAAAGCTGCAAAAGCAAACGAATCAAATGAATTATTAAAAGTAACGGAAGTTATAGACCTGTTAAGAGTGTCCAGAGTGACGCTTCATGAATGGGCGAGAAAAGGAAAGCTAAACCCAATTAAAATAGGTTACAATGTTCGGTATTCTAAATCTGAAATTGACCGTTTTATAAAGGAAGGGAGCCAAAAATGAATAAAAAAAAAGCCCCCCACGGGAATGGGAGGACAATAAGCAATTCTAACAGACTGCAATTTACGAAAATTATCCAACTTTACCCATTCTCAGAGTTGGAACAAAAACCTCTTGTTCTCCTTAATCATGGTATTCACTATTCAGATAGTGTTATTATTAGAGATTTAAAAACTCCAAATAGACAGTCGATAGCCTGTTGTTTAAGAAAAAAAAGTCTTCGAATCTCCGGTTTTTGGATTACCACGAATTACTCATGCTTTATAATCCCTCTTTCTTAAATGAGTGGGTTTGTAAAAATACATAGAAAAATAAAAGATTGGGAGTGGTATTGTGAACCAAACACCCTTCGAGTTTTTTTTCACCTCATTATTAATGCAAGTTTTGAGGATAACTTTTGGCAGGGGCGGGAAATTAAAAAAGGTCAGCTGGTTACTGGGCGAAAAAGATTAGCTAATGAGCTAGGCCTTTCCGAGCGTCAAATCCGCACTTCTTTAAACAGACTAAAATCGACCAACGAAATAACCATCAAATCGACCAACAAATTCAGCATTATAACTATCTGTAAATGGATGGATTACCAAGGTAGAAAAGAAGATGAACGACCAACAGAGCGACCAACGAAACGACCAACAATCGACCAGCAAACGACCACTACTAAAGAAGGTAAAGAAAGAAAAGAAGAAAAGAACTCTGCAAAAATTTTAAAAATGGTGCCTCCGAGTTCTGAAGAAGTTTATTTATACGCCAAGGAAAGAGGTCGGACAGATTTAGCTAAGCTTTTTTTTGAATATTATAATGCTGGAGATTGGCACGACAAGCACTGTAAACCTATAACTAATTGGAAACAAACATTTATTGCTTGGGAAAGTAGAAATCCGATGCCATCAAAAAAAAGTGAAGCCCCAAATTATGAGTTTATAAATAATAAAATAAAATGAACATGAAACTTATCTTACCACACAACACCGAGGCCGAACAAGCCATTCTGGGAGCTTTATTATTAGAGAGTGGTGCTTATGATGATGTTTGCAACATTCTAACCGCAAACAGCTTCTATGAGCCTAATCATAAAGTGATATTTACTGTAATTGCGGATTTGCACAGTAAGAATAAAGAAGTTGATTTGGTTACAGTTGCCCATGCCCTTCAAGAAGTAGGATCAGAGATACAAATGTACTTACTAACTCAATTAACGGCAAGAGTTGCAAGTGCAGCGAACATAAAGGCACATGCCTATATGATTTCGGACATTGCCATCCAAAGGCGCTTAATAAACACCGCCCGAACCATTTTAAGTAAAGCAGGAACTTTTACAACAGATGTAATGCTTGATATTTGGCGTGAACAATTAGAGGATACAGAAGAGGCAGCTGCAGCAGCTAATGATGCGCCCGTTTCTTTAAAAGAATACTTAACTGTCGCAGCCAATAAGTTAAACGAACCAGACATGGAAAGGGGTTTAACAACAGGATTCGTTTCATTGGATAAACATCTTTCTGGACTAAAGCCAGGAAGACTATATATAATTGGTGGACGCCCTGGGCAAGGCAAAACATCTATAGCACTTAATACTGCCATTGAAAACGCAAAAAAAGGAAAAAAAACTTTATTTATTTCTGCCGAACAAGATGTACAAGATTTAGCAATAAAAATTATTGGGAGTACTTCTGGACTTGGACACCAATATCTAGATAACAATAATTTGACCTCTAATGATTGGGGGAAAATAGACGACTCACTTATAGACATTTCAAATTACAAAGGCAATATTTTGTTAAAGGACAATCCAACTAACATCACTCACATAGCGGCTTTAATTCGCATATTCAAAAAACGTTCACAGTTGGATTTAGTGATTGTAGATTATTTACAGCTCATTTCTCCAAGTGTAAATAAAAACAACCGTATGCGAGAACAAGAAGTATCAGAAATAAGTCGAATACTTAAACAGCTCTCTCTATCTGAGAACTTGCCTATTATAGCACTTTCACAACTGAACAGAGACGCTATGGGAAAACCACAGTTACACCATCTAAGGGAAAGCGGAGCTATAGAACAGGATGCCGATGTAGTTTTGTTCATTTATCGTCCAGGAATGGATGGAGACTTAAACCACGGCTTAGATTATGGACAAATACTCGTTGCTAAAAATCGCAGGGGCACATCTGGCGTAGCTATTGAATTTTATAATAAAAACATGGCGCAATTTTCAGAGAACCCGATTAACACAAACTTTTATTAAATACCTTTTCCCTTATGATGAAAATCATAAGGGAAAATAATCAAAACAGAAAATAAGAATTTCATTAAATAAGAAAAAGATTAAATTCTACTTTCATACTTCAAACATCCTTGATATGAAGCGGCTTGAGGTATAAGAGTTTTTTATTCCGAACATTTTACTGTTAAAATATGATCCATAGAACAAACTTATTTTGATAAAAATGAGGTCAATCCTATTTTAAAATCAGAATCAATACTGAGGATTAGCAGCTTAATTTTGTCCAATTAGCTAATCATCATGTATAGTCAAAGTAGACCACCCTAAAGCCTTTTATGAGAATTTAAATGAGCTAGAAAAGACTTCTTCGGTTCCGCAAAGGGCATTTCGCCGCACATGGGGCAAAAAATGCATTCTAATTCTCTATTTTCTTTCACAACGTGTAAAATTACCTTATCGCAAAGAGGGCAAAAATCACCTTCATATTGAAACATTGGAACAAAGGATATTAACGGAATTTCACCTTTGCACTCTTCGATCTTATACTTCTGATAAATTTCATCATCACTAAGTTCTGCTTTTATATAATCTTCAATAAGATTTAAAGCATTTTCTTTCGACCTGTCGAATAGAAATGGATGCACATATTCCTGATGAATTACTTTCTTACGTTCCATAATTTTTACCTTTTTATATATCTACACACCCATATAAAAAAGGTGGGTGCGAACCCTCGCTTTATCTAATCACAGAAGGTACGACCAAGCACCTGAAAGAATTAGATAAGCGAAAGGAACGCACCCATATCAGGTGCGCTCACTTTCTAGCTTCTCTCTTTCAGTTAAATTGGTCGTTTTTCTGTGGAGAAGCGTCTGTGACGCAATTATATTTACTACTACAAAAATAAGAAAAGCAGCATTGATATCCATTATTATAGTACTTAATCTCAACAACCAAGCATTTTTTCCCTTATGAGAATAATAAGGTGAAAAAAGGATAGTAGAATAGTATCAAATGCTCTTTTAAGAATATAAGAATTTTCTTATATTCTTAAATTCTACTTCAGACACCCTTGATGGAAGCTGAATTGAGGAAGGTGGGTTTCTTGTTTTCATCTATTATTACCACACTTTATAGATGAGTTTTGATTAAGATAGCAAAGAGTTTTGATGAAAAATGCAGTCTCATTTGGACAGATACAAATCGATTAACTTGTAGAAATAAAAAAAAAATGCTTTTTGTTTTTCATGTTAAGATTAAAAGTATCGTAGGTGAACAGAAGCTCCTTAGATAGATTATCTATCGCATCTCCTATTACAGCAAGCAACTTCAATGAATTAAGTCTTTTTGACAAACATAAAATGTCCAGTTTTTAAAATAAAAAACTGGACATTTTTAAATTTACGATGAAATTGGTGGAACTCTCCAAAGATGTA